CATGTATACCCCCGCGCGGTTATTCGGTTTTTCGGTTATTCGCGTAAGAGGGCGCAAAATCAATGACTTAGCTCCCCACCCGGATTTTCGGTTATTTCCTCGTCCTGACGCTGCTCGGGCGCCACAAAGCGATAGAGCTGAGTGGGCTTGGTCCGTCCCTTCACGATTTCGATCGTGATCTGTCCGCTTTCGCAGAGCGCTTGAAACACGGCGTCCCGGCGCTCACCCAGGAAATGAGTCTTTTCGATCAGCTTTGTGCGTGTGATGCCGGCGCTGCCTGCGTCACGAATGACATTCAGGGCCTTCTTGTGCCGAACTTCATTATCGTTCACGCCGACGAAGCGGTCGGCTTCGCGCACCAATGTCCCGATGCAGTGCTCGACCAGTTTGCCGGCCCAGGTCACGTCGCGCAGCTGCGTCACCGGCTCGGCCGGATCGCGGCTGATGGCGGCGATCATGGCGAGCTTGGCTGTGTTCTCGGCGTAGCGGCCAAAAAGGGCGGTGGCATAGGTGCCGCGATGCGCGCGCAGCAGGTCTGTTGCTTCGCGCCGTATCTCTGCCATGGCCATCTCGGCCTCGGGCGTAAGCGGAACCGTATAGGCATGCATCGGTGCCGAGCATTCCATGAGCTCCGCCAGGTTACCGCCATGGCTATGGCCAGGAACGCCGCGCGCGATACCGGTGAGGGCCGCGACAAGGTCGGCTGGCGGTTCCATTGGTGCGGGCGCGCCATCGCGGGCCGGATAATCATCATCCGTCAGGAACACCATGAACCGCGCCATGGACCCATCGCCCAGCGCGCCACCCTCCAGCGCCGTCCAGAATGGTCCCGGCACGGTGACGCCCCAGAGGCACGCGCAGGGCTGCTCAATAGTGACACGCGGTTTGGTTTTCTGGTCCGCGTACTCCGTGCCGATGTAGGGCTCGGCTGCCGAGGTGTAGAGCTTGGTCAATTCCGCCCAGATGGCTGCTTTATGCGTCGGCGCACGTGGGCTCAGGACCGCCTTCAGGAACTGGCCGAATTCATCCACCTGGAACAGCCGCACGGGATGGCGCTGCAAGGATGTGAGCAGCCCGGCCGAGGAGGCGAGTTCTTCGCCGCCAAGGTAGCGGTCAAGCTTTGCCGCGAAGATCGCACGTTTGACGCAACGCCGCGCGTGATCCTTACCGCCGCCGCTGTCCGCAATGCCGACGGCATAGACGTTGCTGCGCAGGTCGGTGGGCGTGCGGTACCGCCTGCCAGCGAGGGCGCCGATCATGCAGATACCTGCGCCAAGCGCCAGGAAGGGTTGCGGGCTTATGGCTGTCGCGTTCGCGTAATCGAGAAAAAGCCGCAAGGCGCCGTCGACCTGCAGCAGTTCTGGCGGGACACGATAAGGCGCGGGTGGTGGTGCGCTCGGGGCGGCCGCAGCGTTTGCCTTTGCCAACAGCCCCGCCGCCGGGTGCGGCTTTGCCATCTGCTCCGCCACATTCCCATTCAGGATGATCTCTGGCGGCGGATTCCAACCGTGCTCTGCCGCCAGCCAGTAGATTTTGCCCGCACCTGCGCTATGCGGCTTGAGTGTCGCCCAACGTCGCTCTGGCGTATCGCTGCGGCCCGATTGGCCCGACTTATTTGCCTTGCGAGACCACTCAATCCAAAGGTCGCGGCCCTCCTCGCCAATCGCGGCTTTGATGGCGGCGCCGATGGTGATCCATTCATTCCCAGGCAGATCGTCATTCGGCAGAAAGGCGAGCGCGGCAGCGACGGCTTCTGGGGTGCCGCGCGGATCGGATGGCCCGCGCCAGGTGTTGCTCGGGCCATCCATGTTCAGCGTTGTCTTGCGCAGCGCCGCCGGGACCATGTCCCACGCGGCGTCCAGGAAGGCGTTGCAGGCCGCTTCGGTTATCTCGGGCAGGTCGACAAGCGGCGTGTCGGTCAGGCCCTCCTCGGGCCAGGAATAGGGCTGCCCGGTGCCAGGGTGGATGGCATAGGCGACGAATTGCTGGCCGCGTGCCAGCACTTCCAGCGGATGACGCTTGCGCCCGCGAAAGGCTGTCGCAGCGCGATAGACCAGCAGGCGCTTCGGTGCCTGACCGATGCGCAAACACGGTGTCTCGCCCAGCATGCGCTTCGCCAGATCCGTAAGCGCGACTGCGACCGAGGCGTCGGGCACATCAATGTCGATGCCCACCACCGCACCGCAGGCGATGCCCACCGCGCAATCCGGCCAGCGACGCCAGATGTCGATCTCGAAGCTTTTGGTCGCCCGGTCGCAATGTCGCGTCCAATCGCGATAGGCCGCCCAGGCGCCTTTGCAGAAATGGCCCGGCACCTTGGCGCCCGGCATGATGGGAATGACCGGATAGCCATTATCCACGAGCCGCGCGCCGAATTGGGCCATGAAATCCTTCATGCGGCCCTCCCAGGCAAAGGTGGTGCGGGATGGCTGCCGCTATCCAGGCGCTGTGCCAGCGCGTCCTGATAGGCGGTGACGATCACCTCCAGCAGCGTCAGCCATTCGGCATCGCTCAGCACCGCAAGATCGGTCTTGCCGATGCTCTCCAGATACTCGCCCGCCATGGGGCTCGCGGCCTGGATGGCGGCGATTTCGTGTTCATCGGGATCAATCACGCCCCACCTCCGACGCATGGCATGCATGCAGCGCATGGAACAGGCCCAACGTGGCGTCCCGGTTTTCAGCCGCGGATCGAACCAACCAAAGCAACGCGCAGTGCGCAGACGACAGGCAGCGCATTTCACATGAACCTCACGGCGGTGATCTCGGTGTATTGCCCGGTGGGCCGGACTTGGATTGCGATGGGGCGGCGCAGATGATGCTGCTGGGCCAGCGCCTCATTCACCGTCATGGGTGGCGGAAGGTCGGGTGCGCGACGCCGCCACCAGGACAGCGCCTTGTCGCGGGGAAATCCGGTGTGTTCGAAACACACCCATTCGCTGTGCTGGATAAGGCCGCATTCATAGGTGACGCGGAGCGACGCCGGCTTTCCAGGCTTTTCATGCCGCGCGTAGGAAATATCAGTGACGTCGCACCAGGCTGCCTGGATCTGCGTGGACAGCAGCGCGTCTGACGCTGCCTTCGGTGCCACCTTCATCACTGGTGGCGGGAATTCATAGTCGCACTCAATGCAGTGCCGCGCGCTCGCGTGGTTGATGGTTTTGCATTCGGGGCAGGTTTTGATCGGTGCCTTGCCGTCTTCTGCGGATTCCTTCTTGCGGCCATCCACCGTATCGATCGGGCCGTGCCGCGCTGTGTTGCCGGCGAAGTCCAGCACCAGGCAGTCATCCTTGCCCTCGGCAAGGCGCGTGCCGCGACCGACCATCTGGACATAGAGCCCGACGCTCTTGGTGGGGCGCAGCAGTGCGATCAGGTCTGTGCCCGGCGCGTCAAAGCCGGTGGTGAGGACATTTGCGTTTGTGACGCAGCGCAGCCTTCCGGCCTTGAAAGCCGTCAGGATGCCATCGCGCTCGGGCCCGGGCGTGTCACCGGTGACGGTCTCGGCCGAGATGCCGTGCTCGCGGACGGCGTCCCGCACATGGCGGGCGTGGGCAATGCCGGAGCAGAATACCAACCAGGATCCACGATCCGCACCATGCTCGACAATTTCGGCCACGGCGGCGCGCGTGACCTCATCGCGATCAACTGCGGCCTCAAGGTCCTTGGCGATGAATTCCCCGCCGCGTGTACCAACACCACCGACATCAAGCTGCGTGGTGGTCTGCTTGGGGACCACCGGGCAGAGATAGCCTTGCTGGATCATGTCCAGCACCGGCACTTCATAGGCGATATCGGTGAACAGCCTGTCCTCGCCCTCGTGCAACAGGCCGCTATCCAGCCGGTAAGGTGTGGCAGTGAAACCGACGACCTTGGTGAGGCCGGCATTGATCTCCTTTAGCTGCGCGAGAAAGCGGCGATACATGCCGCTGTCGTTGCGGCCGAGCAGATGGGCTTCATCAATCAGCACCAGATCGCAACGCTGCACCTTGTATGCGTGGCGGTGGATGGACTGAATGCCGGCAAAGAGGATCTGTGCGTGAATGTCCCGGCGTGACAGCCCGGCTGAATAAATGCCTGCTGGCGCGTCGGGCCAGGCGCGCAGCAGCGCCATGAAGTTTTGTTGGATTAGCTCCTTCACATGGGTGAGGATCAGCACGCGGGTGTCGCCATAGGCGGCGATCGCTTCGCGCGTGAAGCCCGCGATGCACAGGCTTTTTCCCGTACCTGTTGGAAGCACGACCAACGGATTTCCCGCGCTGGCGGAGAAATATTCGTAGAGCGCCTCGATGGCCGAGCGCTGATAGGGGCGGAGGGAGAGGGTCAACGCTGCGCCCCTTCCATTCCGTCCTCGAGGAGCGGCGCGCAGCGCCGGCGTAGATCGAGCCTCGGCGCCGAAAGCATGAGTTGGGCCCGCAGCACGATCTGCCGTACCCGGTTCTTGCTGATATTGAACGACAGTGCGATTTCTTCGAATGTTTGTGGCGCGTCGCCATTCAATCCGAAATACATCTGCATGATGCGCTGCTCCCGCGGGCGCAGGCTGGCCAGCGCGGCGTCGAGAGCACCGACGGCGGCACCCACGGCGACTGCCCGTTCCGGATCGTAGGCAATGGAGGTGGTCGAGCTGCCAACAAGTGCCGGTAGATCCTCTGCGTCGACTTCCCGCGTAACGCGGTTGGTATCCAGCGCCCGTCGTATGAAGGGCGCCGGGAAAAGATCCTCGGGCAGCCTGCATAGCGTCTTCGAGATGGCGAGGATGCAGCTGCGCCATTCTCCGTCCTGGCGCAGCGGTGCGATCTTGAGTTTCAGGTAGTCGCTGACGCGGGTATAGGAGACGCCGCTGTCGCGTGCGAGTGCAGCTGCAGTCTCACATCCTGCAGCGCGCATCGCCGTCAGCAGCGCATTGTTTTTGATGGTGACGATCACCAGGAGATCGCGGTTCATGCCGCCACCCCCATCGTTACCGCATCTGCCTTGCTGAGCCAGCGACCACCGCGCTCACAGCCGGTGCAGATCAATTCAGCGATATGCGGCCCCTTGCCGGGCGCCACGCGGAACATGGTGCCGTCGCAGGTAAGGCAGGGGCTTCGCGCGATAACTCTTTGGGATTGCGCTTCCGGCACGCCGTCGCGCCACTCTGTACCGTCGCGCAGCCGATAGCTTACCCAATCCTCGCCAGCATCCTCCTGCTCGCCGGCGATGAAGTCCGGGATAAAGAGATGCGCGACGCAGCCAGCCTCCTGGTCGCGCCTCCCAAGCTGATGGTTGTGCCGCGCGCAATGCCAGGTGCCATCGGCGATCGGCGAAGCATGCAGGCAGGACCGGCAATGCCGCTCAGGCATCGCACCCTCATGACAGGTGGCGTGATGCTCGCAAAAGCGGCATTGCCACCACGCCGGATCGTCACTGATGCGCGCAGGCGGTCGGATCGCTGCAATGACACGCTCGGCTTTTGCCATGATGCGCAAGGCGGCCTCGGCATCGTAATGCAGGCGTTCCTGATAGAGCTCGTCGGTGTTCTTGTTGACCGCGAGGTAAAAGGCGCGCTCCAACCCGGCCAGCTGCATGTAGCTTTGCATCTGTGCCCAGTGCAGCGGCTTGGCCTTGGCAACGCCATCGCGTTTCAGGGCGAGGAAGGATTTCTCGCTATGCGTCTTGAACTCGCAGACATGCCAGGCGCGGGGCGCTTCGGGTAAGCCGATCGCCACCGCATCCATGCTGCCGCCGAAATGCCCGCCCGTATCGCGTAGCTGCCATTGGCGCCCGGTGGCTGGATCAAGATCCAAGACCGTAACGCCAATGCGGCGAAGGTCGGCCACAAAGCGTGCCTCCGCCAGATTGCCAGTATCGAATAGCCGTAGCAGTCGGCCCGCATGCTTCGCGCGCGTGGTCCAGCGAAAGCCGTACCAGATGGCGCGCTCGCATTCGGTGCCGATCAGGGGGGCACCCAGATGTTCCCGATAACCGTGATCGGCCGCCGCCTCATAGGCGGCATAGATGGCCGATACGGTGGGCGTTGGCGGGGCTGGAAGGCTTACCATGGCAACCCTCCCGATCAAGCACGCCGCCAGGGAGGCGTGCCGCCTGTGCCCGGGCGGGACGCGGGTGGCGGCGCTGCTGCGGCAGCGGGCTGCACGGGTGCTGCCGCGCGCGCCGCATTGGTGCCGCCGGCATTGGCGGGGGAATAGCCAGCCACCTTGTTCCGGGCATCGTGCTTTACGCCGTTCTTGTCGGTCCCTGCAGGCTCGACCTTCAACGTCACAATCAGCGGCTTGAAATGAAGCTGCTCGCTGTCCGTCACATGCATCTGGCCGACCGCGTGGCAAATGGCGGAGAGGTGGCGCTGCGCGATCTCCACCGTCTGCTGGTTGCGGTTCACCAGGTTCAGCTGGTCAAAGATCCGCCGGCGGGCGTGGGCGCCTTCCAGGATCTCGAAGACCAGCCTGAGCAATTGCCCGTCACCCGCCTTGGTCGGCGCCATTTCACTTTCGATCAGATGCGCGAGGTACTTGCCGGGCGGCAGCACTTCAAACGGAACGGCGGGGGCGACTTCCGTCGCATCAAAAGTACCATTGAGGGAGGCCATGGGATCAGTTCCCTGTGTCTTGGGTTGGGATGACGGGGGCGCTTGGTGACGCCGCGTAAAAGGGAATGCCGGCGGCAAGATCGGCCCAGGCGAGAGGGATGGTCTCCTCAAGCCCGAAGCGGTTCTTGGCGAGGAAGGCCGGGCGTTCGATCGTATGCAGCAGCCGATCGCCACCACTCACGCCGCGCACGACCTTCTTGTTGAAGCCAACATCGGATTTCATTGTGCTGATGCGGTAATTCGCGAACAGCACGCCATCGACATGCTCCTGCACCAGGGCGGAGGCACCTTTGTGCAGCTTTGGCTGATAGCGGTCGTAAGGCTCAGTCTCCGGGCTATCAAAGCGGCGGATTTCCGCATGGGCGATCAGCAGAACGCCCATGCCGCATTCATCGCGCAGCGTATTCACCGCATCCAGAAAGGTCCGCCAGGTATCCAACGCGGCCTGATAGCCTTTGCCATAACCGAAGGCTTCAATGTCGCGCTGATTGTGCTGCTGCGCTGTATGCTGCCAGATCAGAGGTTCCAGCCAATCAAGGCTATCAACGACAAGCGTCTGGAATTCATGCGCCTCGGAATAGAGGGACCCGAGCGCTTCCATGACAGCGTCAAAGTTGCGCAGCAGGCCGAAGGTCGCGGCATCAATGCGCCCGAGCCCATCCTCGGTTTGCAGAAAGATCGGGTTCGGCGCATCCGCGGCAAGCTTCGTTTTGCCGACGCCGGCAACACCATAGATCAGCAGGCGCGGCGGGCGATTGTCACCGCCACGGCGGAGGGATGCGAGGGAGATCGCCATCATGCAGCCTCCTTCGCTTCGAGGGCGTAGGAGGCGCGGCCCGTGGCCAGGGTGCGCGCGGGCTCAAACACGGCACGGATGCGCGGCGGCCAGGCCGTATAGCGCGTCTCCGGCACGCGGATTTCCATGCTGACGTAATCGGCGGGATCCTCGCCCCATTCACGAATGGTCGCGATGGCGGAAGCCAGCTTGGTCTGGTCCCATTCGATCTTCTTGGGCAGGTCAGCGATGACCGCAAAGCCTTGATCATCCAGGCGCACGCGCCCGGTGTCCTTGCCTTCGGCGCGGCGCAAAGCGGTCGCTGCCTCACCATAGCGGCGATGCAGCGCGTCATTCAGTGTCTCGGTCAGGTGCTTGGCGTCTGCCCGCAGCGCGCTGACCTCTTCCAGCAGCAGCGCCAGATGATCGACAGGCAGGCGTGCGGCCTGCGCGGCGTCCATCTCGCGCAACTGCGCCAGTTGGGTGCGATTGCTCATGTATGTCTCGTTGGGATGGGGAATGTCCGGCTCTGGCTTGCATGACGACGGCCGGACGGGCGTCGCCATTTTCATGGGGATGGGCGTCATGGCAGCACCAGCAGTTCCGCGATCCAGCAGAGCGCGATGAAACCGCCGGCAAAGACAGCGCCGATGGAGAGGTTGCGCAGCAGGTGACCGATACGACGCAGCCGACGCATGGAACGACGCGTCATGACTTCACCTGCGGTGGCGGCAGACCGCGCCCGATCAGTTCCAGCCAGACATGCAGGGGCACGACCACCAGCGGTGCGGCACGGTCGCGCCAGAGAAACAGCGCGTCATGCGTGCCGAGCCAGCGCTCCAGCGTCTTGAAGCCTTCGCCATCGCCGCGCGCCTTGACCTCGGCGACCAGCGGCGGTTCGGATTGGCCGCGCGCATAGATATCGATGTCCGCGCCATTGCCGCGGTAGTGCGTGGCACCGGATAACGGCACACGCTCGGCTGGAATGCCGCTTTGTTTGTGGATCTCGACCAGGGCGCGTTCGCGCCGGAGGCCCTTGTCGCGAGAGGCTTTACCCATGGCGCACCTCACGCCGCCTGCGGCAGCGGCTTCGCCGCCTCTGGCAATAGGCCCGGCAATTTCATGTGAGGGGCGCCCTGGCGCGGCTGCGGTCGCGCAATGGCCAGGTAGAGATAGTCATCCGCGCCAAGCCGCTGTTGGACAAGATGCACCAAACCCGCCTCTGCCATGCTGAGCGTGAAGTTCTTCAGGCTGAGCAGGCTGCGACGCTCGCCCTCCGAGAGCGTGGTCGCGGTCACCGAGAGCTCAACCGCCAGATGCCCGCGCCAATAGGCGAGGCGATCTCCCGGTGCGGCTGCGAGTATCCATTCCAGCATCGTCGGGGTGCCGATCTGCGGCCGAGGGGGTGTGTGGCAGGAAGCCGTCATCACTGCGCCCCCGCCGCTGCCGGCTGATGCACTGCGTCACGCTCGTAAGCCTCGATATCCTCCAGCCGGTAGAGAACCCTGCCGCCGATCTTGAGGTAGCGCGGCCCCTGGTTGAGCCAGCGCCAGCGTTCCAGGGTGCGGGGGCTGACATTCCAGCGCCGGGCCAAGTGGATCTGGTTGAGGTGATTCGTAGGACTATTATTCATGGGAGTTTCGTCCTCTTTCCTGAGGCTTGGCGGTCCTGCCTCACCTTTTCCATGAAGGCGCAGACCCGATCTGCGGTCGCCAGGCTTGGCGATCGCCCTTTGCGTAAATGCCTGACAAAATTGGGATCACCCACAGATTCTCGGCCAAAATCAGTGGCTTTCATCCGGGTGGATGCCAGGAAGTCTTCAACTTCCGTGATGAATTGATCGGAGAAACGGGTCGTCATGGGCGTTAGGATTGACAGCCCAATTTGCATGCGTCAAATAATTAAAATAGGCTATTCCCTATCAATGGCAGATCAAGGAGTTAGGCACCATGGACCTCGATCCAACGCGTCTCAGGGTCATGAAATTGATCCAGCAAAGGCGCACGGACCTGAAAAAAGCCTCGCTCGCGATCGGGCGAAACGCTGCCTATTTGCAGCAGTATCTCTATCGCGGGATTCCCAAGACGCTGCCTGAAGATGCGCGCGAAGCGCTCGCGGCATTTCTTGAGGTGCCGGAGGAAAGTCTGCGTCCTGCAAAGAAAGAATCGATGGACGATATGAAGGCGCCAATGATGCCGCCTGCGATCTCAATGATGCCACCGGCGGCGCTCGGCGCGGCGGTGCCTGGATTCTCGCAGATACCGGAACTGGATGTGCGTGCCTCGGCAGGGCATGGCGCATTTCACGAGGGCGACGAGGAAATAAAGGCAGTCTGGATGTTTCCCGATGCCGTAATTCGCCATGAATTGCGTGCACGATCTGCCAATCTCAGGATCATCACGATTGATGGGGATTCGATGGAGCCGCTTTTGGCCTCGGGCGATCGGGTACTGGTGGACACCGCGCAGCGCGTGCCGGCGCCACCTGGGATTTTCGTGATCTGGGATGGGCTTGGGATTGTGGCCAAGCGCATCGAGCATATTCCGACTGCGGAGCCATCACGCATCGTGATCAAATCGGTCAATCCGCTTTACAACGACTACGAGCGCCCGACCGAGGAAGTGAACATAATCGGCCGCGTTATCTGGGCGGGGAAGAAGCTATGACCATGCGCATGCTTGGGAAGACGCTGCTGGTCGCGCTGGCCTTGCTTGCCGCGCCATCCGCGCGCGCCGATGGGGACATGCAGCCGATCGGCCGCTTTGCAATTGACCGGACCGAGGTTTCCGTCGGTGCCTTCCGGCGCTTTGTCGCCGCTACGGGCATGGTCACCATGGCTGAGCGCCAGGGTGGTGGTTCTGTCTTTGAAGCTGGTTGGGTGCGCAAGCCAGGTTGGACCTGGAGCATGCCTTTTGGCGAACCAGCGGATGAGCGTGAACCTGCTGTGCACATCACCTTCGACGAAGCCCAGGCCTATTGTCGCTGGGCTGGCAAGCGCCTACCGACCGATGCGGAATGGCTGGAGGCGGCGCATACGGAAAGGCGCGCATCACCGCCCACGCCCTTCCAGACCGGCGTGACTTATCCCTATCCCACCGGCGAACGTCCGACCGGGGCGAATTGCCTGCGCGATTGCGGGCCGACGCCCTTTGCCCTGGATCGCTCCGCACGGCTCAACCGAGGCACTGGCCCCGCGCGCGTTGGCACCACTCAGGCTGGCGTGAATGGCCTCTACGACATGGGCGCAAATGCTTGGGAATGGGTGGATACCGCGCTGGGCAGTGAGCGCATCACCCGCGGTGGATCCTGGTGGTATGGCGCCTCGCAAATGCATCGCGACCACCGGGCCAGTAAGCCCCCGTCAACTGCTGTGGTCTATATTGGCTTTCGTTGTGCGCAGGATCGGAGGCCCTGAAGTGAGAACTCCATACGCGATGTTTGCTGTTGCCCTGCTTGCTGTTGGCGTTGCTGCAGCACCTGCTGAAGCCAAGCGCATCGATC